ATGTTAAGGTGGCCAGGGAATACGAAGATATTGTAGAACCAGAGTACTTTGAAAAAGCTCTAGAGATGCATTATGACCCTCTTGTGAAACGTCCTAATATCACCTACTTTAATATGGGAGCGATAGGTTGTTTTGTTGGACACATGGATTTTTACAAAAGGTGTTTTGATCAAGGTCTTAAATATGCTGTGATTTTTGAAGATAATGTGATTATTAAGTCACCCCGTTTATTCCACGAAATTCAAGAAGTCATAGATGAAAGGGGAGAAAATATGGAAATGTGTTTCTTCCATTGTCTTTCCAGACTTCACGATAAAACCGAGGGAACTCTTGAAAAGGTGAAATGGATTTCGAGTACGAAGTGTTATCTCATAAACGTAAATAATATGAGAAAGTATGTGAAGCACTTCTACCCCATGGACAACCACATAGACATGAAACATGAAGATTTAATTAATAAGGGAGCTCGAGTGTATTACAAAGATATGCGAAAGTATATGGTAATAGACAGGTCACAAAAGAGTCTCATCGGTCATAGCGACCACGGTGAACGCAACTTCTTCTCGAGACATCATCCACACGCCACCCCTAAGGATGTGAAGTGGGGGTACTAATCGAAATCGAGGAACTCAAGCATTTGTTCTCGAGTAATTGTCCTTGGGACGCCCGTATACAATCCTGTTCGTATCGTGTGCTCGACACCATTAGGGAGACGAACCTTAAAAAAACACGATTGAGCCTGACATAAAGCGTTACGACCACCATCAATAGCCTTTAATATATCTTTCATCACCTGATTGGTGTCAGAGTTTCGGATATAAAAAGTGACGTTGAGACCATCATCATCTGTCATCCATTGAAGAAAATCGAATGGTCTCCAATTGTCACCTCTATTTGTGTCCGCGGTGATCGAAGCAAAATTATCCAGTAAATCTGGGGTTGGAATTCCATAAAAAATTTTATATCTGAAGTCACTCCAAGAGATGTTTGTTGTGTTCAGTATCTCATATTCAGCGTTGTGAAGTCGAGCTGAAACAATCTTAGAATTAGTCCAGTCAACCTTTTTTAGGTCGTTGGGTGTAGTAGAGGCGTGAGAAAACATGTTTGTCGAATTGACAATAAGTAGTTGTAGTTGAAGTTGATGTTTTACAATGATTTAGATCAACTTAGGTGCTTGTTTTATGTAAACTGGTCTCTCAGTCTTAATGATCGCCAAACCTGCACGCAATATAAATCGTGCAAATCCCGAATTGACCAAGACAACCGTATGGTCTATATACTTTCTAGAACTGTATCTGTGTTCATCTAACACACCTTTCATAGAAAGAATACGCCCCAATGAAATCTTTCTACAATCCGTGGCATCTAAAACAATCTTAACACGTCTATCCTGAGACCATACTCGAGTAAAAAACGAATCTAACTCACTAGCAGACGTCGTATCATTCAATTTAATCCCAACTTGTGTGGGAGTCATATATGAGTAATAGAAATGAAAATCGCAACTTTTACAGTGAGGATAACCCACTCTAAAAGCTGTTCCAAACGGGGCTCGAACCCGTGACCTTGGCGTTATAAGCACCACGCTCTAACCAACTGAGCTATAAGAACGGTGCAACTTGATTATGTTACTAATCAACTTGTATAACGGTGGGACCTCCCACATACTATATAGGAACTTCTACTTTAAGCATTTTTAATCATGGCATTAATATTATTGTTTGTATTCTTTTTAATGGAATTACCTAAATTGTCGAGACCGAGAAGGTTGATAATCTCACCTATGAGCATGAACTGTTGGGACATGACGACAGCCTTCGCGAACCTCGTCTTTGGTGAGTAGTCACCGTAACCCACAGAACTCATAGTAGTGAACGAAAAATAAAAAGGATCTACAACACTATCATCGAACCCAAACGCATCGGGGTTAATTCGATTGATGCTGGCATACACGAGACCGTAAATGAGTGTTATAACTAAAATTGGTAAAAATCTTATCAACTTGAACATTTATAGTATCCTGAGAAAATTATACAGAGTCAACACGTTCTAGTTCATCCATGTCTTTACTCCTTCTTCTATTTACATTTTTGAAAGCACCCAACCACCGAGTAACTGCACGTTGAGAACCAGTCACAGATGCCGCATCGTCACTCACTACGATAGAAAGACCATTACAAACGTCCGGTTTGTTTTCTTTATCTGGAAATTGAACCATGAATGCCTGTATACTTATAGCTGGGATATCTGGAGCATCATCAAGGAGTTTATCATATTCTTCACGCGATTTCATAAGAAAATCGACAACTTCTGAGCGATGTTTCACATCGAGTGATATTTCCATATCAATAGACCTATAGAACTTTGACCATTGTACGCACATAGCCGAGTGTGCCTCAGATAGAGGTAGAGACTGACTAAACTTTGATATACTCGTCAAAATTCCACCCAAAACATTTAGGAAGGCAAAGAAATACTGAATGACCATTATATTGTTTTTGGTATCCTGAGATACATTTTCATTACCACTCGGATTTAGGACGGCAAAACCACCTACACCCGTTATACTGGCTATAATAATGCTAGGATAAGACAACCAATCATTCTGTTTCTTGTAGAATAGGCGTGCATGATTATGCAACCAGCGGTAACCAGCCGCTTTTTCAGCCCATTTTATAAGCAACTTTTCTTGTTTTTCACACCATTCACAGTGTTCGTCTTGTTTAACACTCATGGTCTATTTTACGCGGATATATTTTTCGCACTCTCCCTGGCTAATGTATCAGCTTCTTCATTTCTAGGGTCGCCATTATGGGCTTTTACCCATCGCCATTCAACTACGTTCAATTTTTTACGTGTTTCATCGATAGCAATCCACAAATCCTTATTTTTCACGGGTGCACCCGCAGATGTCATCCATCCATTCTGTTTCCATTTTATAATCCATGAATTTATTCCTTGTTTCACGTAGTTACTATCCGTAAATATACGCACCTCTTGAATATCTCTCTTCACAGACTCTTCAAGAGCTCGCAAAATCGCGGTCATCTCCATCCGATTATTTGTTGAATTAGGTTGTCCAGCACTAAGCTTAAAACTATCACTGACCACACCCCAGCCAGAAGGTCCAGGATTTCCCAGACTGCTCCCATCGGTGTATATCTCATACATGATTAGGTATTGGGTTTATTTTCTAAGTCCATTATAAAAAAGATGCAACAAATTATCGGAATGGTAGTAATACTTTCTTGTTTGGTACTTTCTGTTGCTGCATTTATGCAGTTTGGGGGTCTGAAAAAAGCGGGGTTAAATAATCTTATAAAACCGAATACTATGCAACAAGCATCTTCAGAACAAGAATGCACAATAAAGTGTGGTGGACCACAAGGTTGTGAAAAGGGGCGAGCAGACCACGCCGCTGGAACAATTCCACCTGAAAGAGCGGATTTTTGGTCATGGTGCTCCGGTGTCCCGTCCTCCACCGTATCAACAACGTCTAAAGAAAAGTTTGGTCAAGCCTGTTGCCCAATTTAATTTTCTAAGTCCATTATAAAAAATATGCAACAAATTGCCCCCATGTTAATGTTACTTTGTTGTGTATGCTGCTGCTCCTCGTCCATGAGGTCAGCTGGTGGTATTCCTACCACACCCGCTGCTTCTATCGCCAGTTGTATGGGTTTATTTACCGGTGGTTTGGGTATGCTGTTTTGAGGGGTACTCTGAAGCCTTCTTTGGTGTTTTACATATCGTATCACCACAATGATCCCTGTTCTGATAGATAGAATTGATGGATGTTGAAATTTCGTTACACGACTTCAAATTCCAACGTCCCAATAGAGGTTTATCCACTTTAATAAAAAGTTCAAATACTTTCTTGAACATTATCTATATCGGGAGGGGTGTATTTAAGTATATTTTCAGCTTTGAAAAATTTATTATACGGACACTCTAAGCACCTTGTATGACGGATTGCACATGAAAGTGCATCTGGGTTCTTCATACATGGTTTTTTCTCAACCTTTTTCCGTTGTCGATAGGTACGACGTCGTGCAATAATGTACATACACTTTGGGACAACTATCATGGTACTACTATCGAAACGGTAGTATTCTTTATCACATTTTAAGATATTTGGGTATCTTAAAATTTGAGTTTTGTTTTTAATTATTTACTAAAATACCGCGTATGGGTATTTAGTTGGAGAAGGCGAGGCCACCCATACCGGACTGGACACGGAGGACGTTGTAGTTAACCGCGAACATGTTGAGGTTGGTAGCGGCATCGTTACCGGAGGTGGTGGTGATGGAAACCTGCGCGTTATCGATACGGGAGAAGTTGCAAGTGCCGGTAGGCTGGTGCTCCTCGGGCTTGAGCGCGAAGGAGTACGAGTAGACACCCGCGTAGGGGGCGCCGGAGTGGTGGAAGTGGGGCTGCACCTGGTTGAAGTACTTACCAGACTGCTCCTTGAAGCGGTCCTGACCGTTGAGGACAAGCTTGAACTTGTCGATGGTACCGACAGCCTCCTCGGTGAACTTGGAAGTGCCACCACCGGTGCCGCACACAAGAAGGGGGGCACCCGCAGCACCGGGGGCGATGAAACAGTTGGACAGGGCCATGGTGAGGTCCTGCTCGAGAACAATCTCGGCAACCTGGGCCTTGTGGGTAAAGTTCCACATCTTGGTACGGGCGACACCCTCGTCGCAGCACCATACAAGCTCCTTGACGGGGTGATTGTACGAGAGGCGGACCTGCTTGGTACCACCGGAAGCGGTAACAGTGTCCTGACCGGTGTGCTGGACCTGCTCGATAAGGTACTCATGACCCTTCTGGGCGAATCGGCGACGCTCCTCAGTGTCAAGGTAGACGTAATTGGCCCAGACCTTGAAGGTACCGGTATTGAGATAGGTGTCGAAATCAGACGCTAAATCGAAATCGATACGGACCTCATGGTACTGCAGAGCAATTAGTGGGAGATAGAGTCCGGGATTGCGGTTAAAGAAAAAGACTAGGGGCAAATAGACAGCGTTACCAGTCGTGGCGGAAGTCATCTTACCGTAAGTGAGCTTCTTGGACTCGTCAAGGTAAAGCTCGGAGTAGAGACGCCACCACTTCTGGTAGTGCTTGTCCACCCTTTGACCTCCGATCGATAACTCGACGGAGGAAATTGCACGCTCGGCGACCCAGCAAGAATCGTCGGTGGCGTTGGAAGAGATGGACGCCGCAGCGGCGGAGAGAAGCTCGACGTACATGTCACCGACGAGATCACCGTTACGGGCAACGGTGACGGAGACGCGGCCAGAGTTGGCGGCAGTACCGTTAACGGTCTGCTCGATGTTCTCCATCGCGAAGTTAGTGTGGCGCTTGTATTTCGCCTGGAAGAAAGTTACCTCAGGGTTACCGGTAAGGTAGACATCCTGGGCACCGTAAGCTACGAGTTGCATAAGACCGCCAGCCATTTTGAGAGTTGTTGTACTATAGGCAGAGAAAATAATTTTGGGTAAATGTGCGAAATTTCGCGATCCAATTTTTCTTGGTCTAATTCAAATGTCAAAACAGCCTGAAGAAACCGAGATTGAGGAGGGTGAAATTGTATCCGAAACTGAATCAGAGGAGGATGAGGAGATCTCCGTCATCGCTACTGAGGATGAACCCATGGACGAAATCGACGATGACGATATGATATTCGAAGATGATGGTGTGGATGTTGCGACCCTCATGACCTCCCTTCTCGCGACCGAGGATGGAGACACCGTATGTACGGCCCTGGTCAGTATCACTCAACAACTTCAAATGCAAAACAAAATTTTGATAAAGATTTTGAG